GGGCTTTCCCTTCATGGCCGGCTTAAACCACTGCTTGTGTACCCAGTGGAAGTTCTTGCACTTTGCAGGAAGTTCCGGTACACAGGTAATGAAATCGAAGGTTCTGGTAAGGCGATACTATTTGTATCGCCTCCCCGGAGAACCCCCGGGCTCTCAAATCACGAGTTCTACGCCCTTTGGGCGGAGGATGTGCTTCGGTACGCAGCGAAAGCGTTGCGCACAGACGCAAAGAATCCTCTTTTGCGACGCTATTTGCGTAACAAAGAAGTTCTCGAGTTCATGAGGGCTACGTGGGATGCCGTTCTTACTGGATACCAGCAAGAACGAGCATGGTACATCAAGAAGTACGGCTACTCACCTACCCTTAACAGCCGAAGGCTGCAGGGCGTGAATAGGTTCCGTAACCAATTGGTGTACCACCCGCTAGAAGCGGCGAAGCGAGCTAAGGCACAAGCCCAAGCTTGCAGATCGTGGTACTTTGGAGGTTCTCGCCCCCAAGGTCGTCTTCTAGTGTTTGAGCAGAAGATACCTGCAATGATGGCTTCCTACATTGCAAGGGCTCTTCCGCCCGCCCCCAAAGACCCGTCAGGCTTGGACGCTCTCATGTCACGTTTGACATCAGAGCCCAAACCTGAGCCGGGCTATTGGAGGCCTTTCCTTAAGGAGTATGTCGAGCGTTGGGGACCCAAATTGGGCCCCAAGGAACTTTACACCATGCCCTCCTCCCATGCTGCGCTAGGTTATCCTAGGAGCAGGGGGGGGCATGTGGCTGGAGTTCAGCACATTGTGCTGCTCGGCTATGCCCTTAAGAAGAAGCGCGCCGCCGTTCTCATGCCGTCACTAAGTGACGACAGTGACGGTTCCTATCTGGAGTTGCTCAGCGACGCCCTCCACCCCTCATCAATGAAGGGGGGTGGGGACGGCGCGGAGAACCTCTTCAGAGGATCCTGGGATGACCTCGAAAGGAAACTCCCAGGGTGTGGCGCTTACCTCCAAGACTACCTGAGGGTAGGGGTTGAATACATTATGGAATCCATAGTGTATGTCCCCATCCTACCGATAGTCGCGGAGGAGAAGGGTCTGAAGACAAGGTTTCCAACCTGCAGTCTTACTGCAGTGAACCTTGTTCAACAGATCCTTCGGCGAGTTGCTGACCATGTTATGATCAGGGACCCGCGATTCTCAGAGGCTCTTGGTGGAGACCTAAGGGTTGACATGCGGGGGGAGGACGGTCCTTGGGAATCCCAGGACTGTACTGCCGCCACCGACTTGCACCCGGAATGGCTCACCAGAGGGTTTTACGAAGAGTTAGCGGAACGCTACTCTTGCCTTCTTCCGTATAAGCGTTGGTTTCCAAAGCTTTTCGGACCGAAGAAAATCCTCTCCAACAAACCCGATGATCTTTTACCATCGGCTTTGCTGGAAGAGTACTCGAGAGCACCTCTCCTAGATGACGACTTATTGAAGCCTTCTAGGATGAGAAGAGGCCGGAATGGGCTGGGCCATGCCGACCACATCTTAGAGATGTGGTCAGATTGGCTATCCATGCTCAACGGCCTTCCTGGGACGATTACCTCCACGGGGCAGATGATGGGCGATCCCACATCTTTTCCCCCCTTGATGTTAGTCTCTCTGTGTTCCGCAGAGCAGACACTCAAGGTGTACCCCTACACCACTAAAGAGCGGCGTAGGAGGTACAGAGGGTTGAAACCGTCCGAGGCCAAGCTGAAGGGAGTCGGCGATGACGCCGTTCTTCCTCGATGGCACAGAGCTCGGCAGCAGCTGTATTACAACTGCTTAGAAGAGCTCTCCGCGATGTTATCGTGGAGTAAGTGCTTCAACCATCCCACCCGGGGCCTCATTGCCGAGGTCCCGCTTGAGAGCGGGTTCGAAGTACCTTTCTGGCCTACTTCAGTCTTGGTGGCGCCTCCTGGAGGCTCCAAGGGTCACGTCACCTGGGTTTCCCAGGCGAGCGCCTTTGGGGGGGACGCTACGCGCCCCACCAGGAGTATACCCAAGTTCTTTTGGAAGTTATCCCCGTATTATTACACGTGGAAGCTTGCCATGAGACTTGGGTTGCCGTTAGGTGCCCCTGAGGCTTACGGTGGAATAGGTCTTCCTATTGCACCTAAGCGCTCAAGCACCGACCATGTCAGGTGGCTTTCCTACCTTAGCCAGCGTCCAAAGGACGAGCTGGTTATTGGGTTAGGACTTTCCCCCCTTGGACGCTCTGGACAGTCATTACTGGACAGGGCGGCCTCGGGCTGGGTTAGAGAAGTTCTTGCTTCGGATGCCCAATGGGCATCAGAAGGACTCGAACTACTAAGCCCCTTGGCATTGTCTGACGACGCACAGCTTCGACTGTCCCTTTCTGAGGGATACAGGCAATCTGTGAGTCGTATAAGGTCGGTGGAGTTCTATTTTAGAGCCCCACCCGGAACGCTCGAACCGCACGCACCCTCAGTGAGAATGAGCGTGGATCGTTTCCGCCGTAAGGTATCAGGAGCGGTCATCTTGGGATCCAAGATGAAGTACGCAAATACTATACGGGACCTGGAGAGAAAATTACAAATTTTCTTCTCCACATCGGG